ATAATGTTTCGGAACTTCCAGCATCGCGGTTTGGAGCATGTGGACAAGCGGCTCAACGGTGTTCGGTCGGTATCTGCCGACAACATTCGGCCAATCCCAAATTCTCGCTTCGATCAGATTTCCCGTATGGTCGAGGCTCCAACCGAGTTGATGCTTTTCCAGCGTCTCGATTATATCGTCCACTTCGCACCGAGCGGGAGAACAAGGCGCGGCAGGACAACCGAAGCGAGCGGGCGAGTTTGATTTTGTATTCATTATTATTTCGTTGGTATTGAATCTCCCCTAACCAGAAGGCCGTCGCCGTCGGCAGGGACGAGGACTCTGATTCCTTTTGGCAACGCCTGCAAGTAAAAAACTTCCTTAGCTGTTTCTGGAATCACGCGATACCAAAGGCCGTCAGCCTTATCAACCGGAAAGCTGAAGTCGGCTCCGTGATCCACTCGCGTGATGAATTGGGGGTTCATTTCTGGTTGTCGGTTCTTAAACATCTTGAACAGTTGATTAAATCTCTTTTCCGGTGTCACCGTCAATCGTTTTTTTCTGCCTAATTGCGCCCCCACCTTTGTCGGCTTTGGAGTTATTCAGGATCGATATGTCGATTCGCATCTTACTATTCCCACCACCAGTCTTGGTGTTTAGCCCTAAGTTACGTCGAATGAGCTGGTCGAGTTCTGACATCTCGCGGATTGTCTTCGGGCCGCGCAGCGTTTTCATCGAGTCCCTCAGCAACTTAATTCCGGCTGCTGCTATGTAGTGCTGGTATTTGTCAGCGGGAGAACTCTGGGCTTCGGCGATTTCGTTGAGGTCGAGGTCTTCTTGTTTCGAGGCCCTGAATCTTTCTTCAACGATTGCAGAAGATATAGTGTCATTAAAGTGTTCTTCGATATCTTCTTTGAGCTGGTCTGTGTCGGCATCGGGCTTTTGGTGTTCTTCTTTTATCTTGGTATTGTGGATCAAGTTGTCGAGAACCCGCCCGTCTGCGGTGTCCCCATTCATCTTCGGAGCAACGCCCCGCTTCCTCAGCCAGTTACGGACAGTGTTGCGGTGGACTCCAATGTGTTGACCGATAGCAGAATTACTGTAACCTTCTTTGCTGAGTCGTAAGGCTTCGGCCTCGACTTCTCTAATGGGTTTTTCAGACATTTATTAAATTATGCCTACAGAAGCAGACAAGCGCAAGCGCGTTCTAGAGCCGCGTATCGACCCAACCACCAAGAAAATGGATGTCGGCGGTTTAATGATCCAACCGACCAGTCTCCTCACTGCTCTGCTATACGGATTCGCCCACCACCCAAACGGTAAGGCGAAAGAGTTTTACTTCTGGCGGATCTGCGACGAACTCTGGAACCACGAAGACCTACCGGAACCAATGATGGTCCGGCATCCTTGGGCCGAACAGATGGTTCGGGCTGCGATTAAACACAAGTATCTGGCGATTGGCGGCTCTGCTTCGTCCGGTAAATCCCACACAATGGCTGCATGGGGCATTATCCAGTGGCTCTCCCAACCGCGTGACACATTGGTCCTAATGACCTCTACAACGCTCAGGGAAGCGCGAAAGCGTATCTGGGGTTCAGTCATGTCACTCCTCTCAGTGATCGATGGTGCGCCAATCAAGATTCGGGATTCAATTGGAAACGCTGCCTACGTCGATGAAAATGGCACGCTCATCGAAAGAGCTGGCCTGTCGCTTATCGCGGCTGAGAAGTCTAAGACGCGGGAAGCCATCGGAAAGTTTATTGGTATTAAGCAAAAGCGCGTTATTCTTATTGGTGACGAACTTTCAGAACTTTCTGAAGCAATCCTAAATGCAGGACTTTCCAACCTGTCGAAAAACCCATCCTTCCAGATGATCGGGATGTCCAACCCGAGTAGCCGATTCGACGCCTTTGGTGTTTGGTCCGAGCCTAAGAGCGGGTGGGAATCGATTGACTCACAGACAGCCGACGAGTGGCCGACAAAGTGGAGCGGGCATTACCTACGACTCGACGGTGAGCGCAGCCCGAATATTCTATTAGGCGAAGAGAAGTATCCGTGGCTCCCGACCGCCGCCAAGCTGGAGGAGGACCGGATGCTTTTGGGGCCAGAGTCCAGAGGCTATATGCGAATGGTTCGCGCTGTGTTCTTCGACAGTGACGAGACCACCGGAATCTACTCAGAAGCGGAGCTGGCGAAGAGTGGTGCTATGGGCGACGTCGATTGGGCTGAGAAGCCGACTACGGTGGCTGGCGTCGATCCGGCCTTCACCAACGGAGGCGACCGGACGATTATGTTCACCGCTGAGGTAGGCTACGCTCGTAACGGTCAGTATGTCTGCAAGCTCGGCGAGGCGATCCACCTGAACGATGACGCGACTAATAAGGCAATTCCGCGAACCTACCAGATCGTCCACCAGATTATCGACCACTGTAAGAGGCGTGGCATCACAGCCGACAATGTAGCACTGGACTCCACAGGCGCAGGTGCGCCCTTCTGCGACGTTCTGGCGGGCGAGTGGGAGCCTTCCTTCATGAGGGTCACATTTGGCGGCAAACCGTCTGACAAGCGCGTCAGCATGAATAGCAGGCTAACTGGAGAGGAACTCTACACGAATAGGGTCTCGGAACTCTGGTTCGTCGGTAAGGAGCTTATCCGGACAAGGCAGATCTACGGAATCTCATCAGACTTAGCGCAGGAGATGTGCGCTCGTAACTACGACATGGTCAAAACCGGATCCCTGAAGGTGAAGATCGAATCAAAGCAGGAGTTCAAAAGCCGATTCGGTCGATCTCCTGACTTGGCGGACGCTGCCTTCTTGGCGTTAGACTGTGCTCGACAGCGCATGGGTCTGGTTGCAGTGGACCCGCCAAAAGAGGAAAGTGGTTCGGGGTTCAGGAAACAGGTTACGATTAATAGTCTCGGTGGTGCGCTCAACAATCCTGACTCTTCACTTCTGGCCTGAAGGGTCTTTAGTATCTAATAGTTTTCAGGGGGTGGGGTTCAAAAACTTTTCCCCACTACCTTTAGTACCTTATAGTTACTATTAGATACTAATATATTAGAGAGAAAGTTTTTGAAGTGGGGGCGGGGAAACTATAAGATACTAAAGGCGAAAGCCCTCCGTTGACAGTTGCACCGTATTCTGGTAATTTTACGCCGTGGCAAACAATCGCTTCAAGAGGCTCCCGTCTGGCCGTATCCAATACCACGGCGAGACCTTCGCGGGCTTCAACAAGCCCAAACGTGCGCCGGATGGGTCAAAGAAGAAATTTGTCGTTCTCGGCAAAGAAGGCGACGAGATCAAGAAGGTGTCGTATGGACATCGTGATTACAGCGATTTCACGAAGCATAAGAATCCAAAACGTCGGGCTAATTTCAGGGCCAGACACAACTGCAAAACCGCAAAGGACAAAACAACCGCACGCCACTGGGCTTGCAAACATCTCTGGTAGACATGGCTGTAGAACAAACAAAGAAAGACGTAATTAAGAGGGCGAAGAAAAAACCTAATGGAGAGGTAAATGCCCAAGGTATACGAGATGAGGTGGCCAAAGAGAAGCAAATCGAAGCTTATGAGGCCGCCACTAACCCCGCTAAACTTGAGAGTGCTGCAAAAGATTTAGGATCTTTCCGCTCTGGTTTAGGCGTCATTACAGAAGAAGGGACCCCCCAACCTCGAAAAGACACTATGCTCGACGAGGCGTATAGGCGTGTAGAGGAGAGAAAAGAGAGGAGAGGCATCGCCTCCGGCCTCAAAGACTTATCGAAGCGGGGGGCTTTGACTGGTGACTTACTCAAGGAAGCACGCCAAAGAGCAACTGGTGCGGGAGTCTCAGAAGAACAGTTTTCTTCTTTTATGGATAAAGAAGATATTAAGACTCAGAACTCCGCAACCGAATCTAAAGAAGAAGCCGCCCAGAACGTCATGTCTCAAAACCAAGACGGAACCGGACTAGGCGCATTGGCCGCCATGCAAGACCCTAACTATGAGCTGGGTAGTGGATCTTCTTTAAATCAACCCGCACGCGCTATCGGGCCTGCCAGTGGCAAGTATCGTAGGGCTTCCCGCCGCCTCCGACGCCAAGGTTACGGTGACGCCGCACAAGCGATGGCTATGAAAGGGGAGACAGATCGCCTGAGTGAACCTGCAATTGACACGGCTGCCCTTAGAGGGCTAAGGATGTCTCAGAAGATCGTCGCGGGTAAAGAGGCCCAGAAGCAAGATAAGATCGCTGCTGGTTCTGGAGACATGTTTGACGTGATGGGCATGAAGAAGCCAAAATCGAACGGATCTATACAAGAACCAATGGCCAAACCAAATGAATCTACTTTAGATAAAACACGAAACAAAGGGGGTTTGGGTGTTACTAAAAAAGGTTTCGGTGCTGTTAAGAGACAAGGACAACGTATTTAGTCATGGCCATCGATTTTAATCAAGACATCGCCCCACTTCGACAGCAGTATTTCCCAATGCTGATGGGAGAGAGAGGTTTCGACCAAGCGATGAAGTATCGTCAGGAAGTCCTGATGCCTATGCAGCAGCAGACCCTGAAGATGCAGGAGCAACAGATGCAGATACGGTCGCAGGATCTTGCTTACAAGCAACAGAAGTTTAATCTACGCCGATCCAGAGAAGCAGCACGTCGTGATAACGAGGCGTTCGCAATGAAGCCTGTAATTGACGAGAAAATCAACTCATTACTCGATGATGAAGTGATGAGTACTGATGATAAGATGGCTGAATTGGGTAAGTTGTCTTTGTCAGTTGCCCCTTACCTTACTAGAGATTCTCCGCTAACTCAGATGTTCTCAGTGACCTCGGGGATTTTCCAGTCTCAGGCAGCTTCTGAGCAAAAGAAAAAGGGTGAAGCACTTCGTAAAGAACAAGAAACTTTGGGCCTTGTAGACCTTGCCTCAAAAATCGGTAAGTTTGATCTAGCCGAAGAACTTGCTGGTGCTGACGGCATCTCGACGGCTGAGAGTCTGATGATGGCCGCAGGTAAGCAGTCCTACGAGCAAAATCAACAAGAGAAAGAGAGGTTGACCAAATTGGCTGAAATCCAAGCTTATGGGGAAGCAACCTCTAAATATGTAGACCTCCTTAAAAACTTTAAGTCTTCTCTCGCTGGCCTTAAATTTAAATCTGATGAATTCGTAACAGATAAGGATGGGGGAGTAGTGAGAGACTCGGAAGGCAATCCGGTCATGTCAGAAAAATCTGAGCTTGATTCTCCGTCAAAACAGCAGTTGCTCGGGGCTTTGAAGTTTCTATACCCTTCGATGCCTAACGACGAGTTTGATGATCGTTTCGGTAAAAGCAGCGACGTCAATCTTCTTAGATTGGCTAACGAAACTGTCTCTAGTGAGATGGCGGAGTATACTCCCAAACCAGATAGAGGCATTGGCATACGAGCCGCATTTGATTAATTCTCCCCTAACATTACATACTTAAATCAGCTATGACTGAATACGAAAAACTACGTGAGTCCGTTGTTTCTGCAACCAGAACGCCTGAATATCAAAAATTCTCAGAATGGTCAGTAGATAAACAGCTCGACGATCAGGTTAGGGGGAGGCTAGACTACGCGGATTACCTTAGAAAGGTTCACATTGATGCGGGGATCGCCACACCTGAGATTGAGGTGGACATCCGAAAAGGTTTGTTTTCTTCTTTAATTAAGGATGGGTCCTTAAAAGAAGGGGATTATTCCGGATTCCAAAAACTTACAGCGGTCCCTGATGTTTCTTTTGAAACTAAACTAAATTTAGCTCAGAGCTATACTGATTCTAATAGTGAAGGATGGAAAATCCTAACAGACTATAAGGAAGCTCGGAATGTTTTTGCGGAAGGAGATGAGCAGCTTCTTCGCTTGCAAGAAAGGGCAACTGAAGTCCTTGATCGGCAGTATGAGATCGCTAAGAGGAATATGCTTCAGTCTGGCGAGCTTCCGTTCATTGCAACTACGGACGAGCAAGGCAACCGAGTAATCCTCGCTGGTGAAGCTGCGAACCGAATGAGTTTCAGCAAGGCTCTTGAAGTTTCTAAAGCTGGCGGTGTTTCATTATCCGATGCCTACCTTGCCAAAGGACAATTGGATGTTGTTGCAGGAACGAAACTGCAACGCTTTAAGTATAACCGCTTTAATGAAGCACTGAGTGTGCTTTCCAGCTTGTCTGAAAAGGACTCAAATGTATCTGACCAGATAAAAGCTCACGCACAGAACTTAGGGGAAAAAGAAGACGAAGGTTTCCTTGATTGGTCTGCTCGTAAATTAGATGACGTTGTTGATTCTGTTCTAGGTTTCTTCTCTGAAGAAACGGAGGCTCAGAATGAGCGCATGGAGAATTTTCAGAACCTAAGCACTGATAAGGTTATCTACGAATTAAAGGATAAACTTAATTCTCCCGATATAGTATCCGCAGGAGAAGAGTTTTCGTATGAGGATGTTAAGAACGCTTACG